GGTTTTTGTTCTCTGTAGCGTCTGTAAATTTATGGAGCGTTTCAATGGGAAACCACACCATGCTCCTGATAAAGCAACCGCAAAATTCGCAGCTTTGCAGCGATTCGTCCAGAGGTGTGCTGCCGTGTTGAGAAAAAGTTTTTACCGCTTCTTTCAGCACCCGAGCGTTGCAGCCGGTGCATCCGAGCGGTTTACGGTTGTACATGCAGGTCGAGCAAATTGACGCCCTGCGCGTCGCCTCCGCTTGGCTCACCTTGCCTCCGCCAACGGTCAGCCCATGAAGCAAACTCATGCTGAACCGAATAACATCGCCAATCTGGAGCGATTTGCGGCCTTCAGGCTTTGGAATCTCCACCTCATTGAACATGCAGTCAGCCCCGTTACGACACGCATACTCGGTGATTAATGTGTCAAGATTGGGCGGGATGGGTATCGCGTTGGCCGTGTAATGGTTACGAACGAACTCATGGAGCTGCGGCCATGATCCGCCCATGATTTCAATGCCAGTCTCTGGGACGCGGTAATGCCATCCGCCGGGGATAACCATGTGTTCGTTCAGGACTTTGTAACCCGTCTTTGCGCTCATAAGTCGTCGTAATAGATCGAATCAGCGTCTCGAACGAGCTTTTCCCAGACTTTATCCATCTTGGTAGCTCGCGGTTCAAGAACAGCGGTTTTGCGGACTAGATCAAGCAAGACTACAGCAGCGTCGGCTAAGTCAGGCGATTTTCCGGTGCGCTGCTTCATCACGGTCTTGGATTCGACCGATATCTTCCGCTTGGAATCATCGAACATGCGCGAGCAGAACTCCTGCAACGTCTCGATGTCCACGCCTCCGACACGCTCCTCGATGACCCATTTACGCATCGAGAACCAAAGTTCCGTCACCTTCCGGTCGTACGCCTCATTGCATGGCCGACTATCCTCGTCGCTGACCGGAATGGTTGACGGCGAGCCGCCGAACTCGACGCGGTGAACAACACCCCATTCGCGGGTCAGAATGTCAGCCAAACCTCCACCCTCACCGCTTGAATCCAGAGCGAACTTGTCAGGCGGTATGCTTCGCTTGATGCACTCCTCTTTGACCCGATTTGCAATCTGGTAATGAACCGGCTCGGTCAGCGCGGCATTTGGAGAGATTTGAACGACATCGCCAAAGAGTATGCTCAGCTTGTCATTTGCGGTGCCAACCTTGGCAAAGCGAAGGATACACCTGTCGCCGCCGAAACCAGGATCGAGAGCTGCCACCTGCTCGACATTGGTCGTAAACGTTAACTTTCTTGTAGGTGTATGCGTCTCGATCAGTGATTCGGACAGCACCGTCTTGACCATACCGTCTGGCGCCCAGAATCCGCGTGTGTATTTCCAGAACGTAGGGCTTTGTTCGCCCTCATGTCGCATAGCGGATAAAACCTGATCATTCGTTATGAGGTATGGATACTTCGTTCGCCCTTCGCTGATGTTCGGCGACTTCATGCCGTCGAACCGTCGGCACATGCCGCGTTCTGTCAGCCAATGCTGATCTTCAATCGTTACACTGCGCCAACCCTTTGCCGGTGTGCAGAATCGACCGTGCGGATCGTACTTCGAGGCCGGGTTTCCGATGACCAGCATCTTGAACTCACGGCAACCCTTGGAAAGGTTCGTGCAAGCCTCGAAAGCCGCTTCGGGCGTGTCAGTCGCTTCGTCGATGATGACCATCACCCGCTCGGCGTGGATACCCTGGATGTTGGCCACAGCCTTCGCCGTATTGCCTTCCGCGACAGCAATGGCCGATATCGAGTGCCGGTCGTCGCCTTTAATGGCCTGAAGCGCCATCTTGGAATCGACCATGTTGCCGGGAAACCCACGCGACTTACGGACCAGATCCTGAAGATTGGCCCACATACGCTTACGGATCATCTTCGCGGTCGTCGAGGTCAGGACAACGGTGGACTTGGAAGGATTGGCCAACCACCAGACGGTAGCGAAAAGAGTCGCTCCGAACGTCTTGCCGGATGCGCCGCAGCCAGCCCAGCCGACATAATCGTGTTCGCAGAGACTTTCGACCTGAGCTTCTAGCCACGGATTCCAACTCAACTTCGGCCAGAGCATCTTTGTGGCGTTCTGAAAATGCTCAAAAGTGCCTAAACCACCCTCGTTTGGCTGGAGTCGATTTCGGAATGCGTAAAGTTCCAGTTCTAGGTCTGGAATCTTGACGGGTGAACGTATCCCGTACTTATGCTGAATCAGTGGATGCTCGGACGCTTGCTCTGCCATAGTTTGGCCTTGCAATAGTTCACTCTGGACTTGACCGTCTGGCAAAGGAAAAATATGCCGTCGCAACTTGTTTCTTCATCCGGCTGTTGCCAGCCTTGCGACTCCGAGCCGGTTGTCGTGAATATCCCCGGCCCTCAAGGTCCGGCTGGAACCAACGGCACGAATGGCACGAACGGAATCAATTCGTTCACCTACACGACCGCGCCTTTCTTCGTTCCTGCGCTTGGTTCGAGCGTCTACGTTTACGTCGATAACACCGATTTCCTGCCCGAATCAGTCGCTGGCCAGTTCTTCGTATCGGTTCAGGGTCTTGGGTACATGCAGGTTACGTCGGTTGATGGACTGCGCCTGACGCTGCAAAACCCCGCTGCTGGCGTCCTGGGAATTGCCAATGCTGTTCCGACTACGCTGATTCCGACTGGATCGCTCATCACGCTTGCCGGTGCGATTGGGGCGACTGGCGCTACGGGTGCATCTGGCGGCGCTTCGGCTGCTGGAACATACATTGTCCGTACTCCAGACGCTTCTATTCCGAGTGCTACGGCTCTTAATTCCCTTTCTGCTGGCTACCTCAAGACTCAAGGATCGAGCGGTTTTGGTGCTGTTTCGACGGTTTCCACGATTCCGATTGCTGATGTCACCGGCACAGTTCCGATTGCTCAGGGCGGCACGAACCTGACGACTGCTCCGTTGAACAAGATTCCGGTGGGCGATGGTTCGACCTATCTCCAGAAGGAGATTGTCGGAACGCTTCCGATTGTCGTTACGAACAGTGCTGGAAACATCACGCTGTCGGCTCCGTCGATTGTTCCGTTCAGCTACGTCACGTTTACGCGGAGGTTGACCGGAACCAACCTGATTGCATCTGCAACGACCAAGAATCCGTTCAGTCTTGGTGATTTTCCCGCTGGTTCATGGGCTACGCTCGATCCTTCCTCTGGATTTACCGCAGCAACCGGACGATTTGTTGTGCCTAATACCGGGTATTACAAAATCGACGCTACGTTCAATCTGCTAGGAAGTGCTGGCGTTGCGAGTGTCATTGTTTTCCTGCGTAAAAACGGCTCGAACATTTACCAGACTCTTGAGTTCAATGCTACCAACGCATCTCCTCAAAGTTTGGTTCCAGTCTCATTCTCTTACATCGATCAGGCTTCGTCGGTTGGCGACTACTACGACATCCTGATCCAGACTTCTGGATTTGGAGTCAACGTCCAAACCGGCTCCTCGTTCTCTGTTCAGCGGATTCAGGCCTAAACCATGAGCGAACGCGCACCACGGAGGTACACGGACGGATCTGTCACCTTTGAGGGTGGCATTGATTCCGGCGTGATGCCGTCGGAAGTGGACAAGAATCAGGTGGCGTTCGCGGTCAATGCCAGCTTCCGGCAGAGCTACGTCTCTCCTCGTCCCGGTTTCGTTCAGAAAGATTACGATCTGTGCGTCACCATCACGGCTGACAACGATCAGATTACCGCTGACCAGACGAATGTAACGGCTGACGGTTGGTCGGAAGAGTGCTACGGACCTCAGTCGCTGACCGGCACGTTCCAGTGTGCGCTGCCCTACATCGCCGATGATGGGCGTACGTTCATACTGATGCTGATCAGCGGTAACGTCTGGTTGTACGACACGGAGCAGAACAAGGCTCAGAATCTGACGGTTTCACCGGATCTGGAGAACCCGTCGAACCTGCTCGATGGATGGATGGTTCAGGCCGAGAACTTCGTCGTCATTCAGGATGGATTCAGCAAGCCGCTGATCTTCAACGGAACGAATCTGCGCCGTGCGACGGATGACGAAATCAAGTGCGGCAGAATGATGGCCTACGTCAATGGCCGCATCTGGTACGCGCTTCCGAATGGATTCTCATTCCGTGCGACTGACATCGTTTATGGAGACGGAACGCGAGCCAGTGTTCTCAAAGAAACCGAGAACACCTTCCTTAATGAAGGCGGTGACTTTGCGGTTCCGTCGGATTCAGGAGGCATCACTGCAATGGCCGTACCAGGGAATCCAGATACGTCGCTTGGGCAAGGGCCGCTTCTAGTCTTCACGCCTCGTTACGTCTTCTCGGTTCAAGCGCCTGTTGATCGTGATGTCTGGAAGAACCTGAACTATCCGATTCAGGCTATCAGCTTGCTGACTAGCGGTGCGCTTGGTTCTCGGTCGGCCATCACGGTCAATGGCGATGTCTTCTACCGCGCTGTCGATGGTGTTCGTTCGTTCATCATCGCTCGTCGCTCGTTCAATGACTGGGGAAATACACCCATCAGCAACGAGATTCTGAACATTGCCGAGAACGATCAGACGAATCTGCTGTGGGCCAGTTCTGCGGTCGTGTTCGACAATCGTCTGCTGATGACCGGCCAACCTCGGTACAACGCTGAGGGCGTCATTCACAAGGCGCTGATGGTCTTGGATTTCGACCTGATTACGTCGCTGCGGAAGAAGTTCCCTCCGGCTTGGGCTGGAATCTGGACAGGTTTGAATGTCTTGCAGCTCGTCAAGACTGAGAACGCTTACGGCGACAGGTGCTTCTCAATCGCTCGCGGATCGGACGACACGATTCAAATCTGGGAGATTACGAAGGGCGACAAGTTCGATAACAACATCACGGACGGTAAGAAGGAAATCGAATGGATGGTGCAGACTCGCGCCTACAACTTCGAAGTTCCTTTCGGCCTGAAGCGGCTCGATTCCGGCGACTTGTTCATCGATCAGCTTGAGGGTGATGTTTCGTTCAACGTCACCTATCGGCCTGATCAGTATCCTGGCTGGATCGAGTGGATCGACTTCTCCGAATGCGCGACGACGACGCAGTGCTTGGACCTGTGTCCGCTGACCAACTTCAAACCGCAGTATCGCCCGAAGATGCGTTTTCCGACTCCTTCGGATGCGCCGTGCAATGAGACGATCAGCACCCCGGCCCGGAATCTCTACGAGGTTCAGGTAATGCTGAACATCATCGGGTATTGCCGGATTAAGAGCATTCGCGTTCACGCTTACGACGTTCAGGAACCGAGTGTTGGTGAGTGCCGGACGGTGTATCCGGCCTGCACTCCGCTTGATGTCTGCGATATCAATCCGCTGACCTACACCTCGGAATCGGTTAATCCTCTCGCATAACAAAGATATGCCAAATCTTACTCTCATCACACTGACTCCGCCGAGCTTGCCGGTCGGATATTGCCCGACCAATTACCAGCAGTTGGCCAACGATGTCATCAGCAACACTCAGGCGAACTTCAACAGCTCGATTGGAAACTCGTTCTTCAACTACGGTCCGACGACTCCGACGCTGAACAATCAGGTCTATCCGTGGCTCGATAACAACGGTAACTGGTGGGTCTTTCAGGGTGGATATTGGTCGAGACAAAATCCCGTTGCCGCAGGTAGTAGTGAGCGTCGTATCTTTGTCGGAACGAGTGCCGATGTCCTCTCTTACGATGGTGGCGATGGAACGGTTTACTCTGGCAATCCTTACGCCGGTTCGATGTGGGCTATCGATACGAATTTCGAAGCTCGATTCCCGGTCGGCGCTGGCACGTTTGCGGCGAGCGGGGTTGTTAGTGTCAACGGAACGACCACATCGACGGCCATTGCCGGTGAGGACAAACACACGCTTGTTACCGCCGAAATGCCGTCGCACACGCATCAGATTCTCGACCAGTACATCAATCTGGTTCAGCGCGGAACCGCTGACAGCGGTGTGTTCAGCGCGACGAACCGCTCGGAAGGTGTGGCCAACCTGTTGCCGACCACTTCGTCCGGCGGCGACGCGGCGCATAACAATCTCCCGCCGTTCTACGGTGTTTACTTCATCAAGCGAACTGGCCGAGTCTATTACACCAAATGAAGCTGATCGTCCAAGATATCAGGTCAACGATTGCTCGGGCTATCGGCGTTTGCGTCGATGACGCGCGCGTTTACGACTACATCAATCAGGCTTGCCGCCGACTGCTTCACAAAGGTCTGTGGGCTGGTGCTTACGGACGTTTCACGATTCACACGGTCGGTGGCTGCATCACTTGGCCGCGTCAGATCGAGACGATTGAGGCTGTCGCCGATTGCTGCGGAGTCGGAACCGTTCGAAACCAGTGGTTCGAGTTTCAGGAAACCGGATATGGCCTTCTCAATGGAAACCAAGTGTGCATCGGCAAGCAGCTTATTGACCGTGGCACTGTGGTTTCTTACCGCGACATGTCTGGCGGTACTAACAGCTATCTTCGAGTCTACCCTGGCGACGCTTCGGATGTCGGCAAGACCATCACCTTGCAGGGCGTCGATCAGAACGGTCAGTGGATTCGAACCCAGAGCGGTGGAGTCTGGATCGACGGCGAGAAGCTGACGCTCGCTTTGCCGTACGTTCAGTCTACCAAGAAATTCACCGAACTGACTGGCGTCATCCGCGAAGCCACGAACACGGTAAGTCGTCTGTACGAGTACGACGCAACGACCACGCTGGAGACGGATCTGGCAGTTTACGACCCTGATGAAACTCTGCCGCAGTATCGTCGCAGCTACCTCGCGGATCGTTGCAACAACGAGGCGGATAAGCCGGTGACGGTGATGGCGAAGATGCGTCACATCAACGCGACAAGCGTGAATGACTACCTCATTCCTCCGTGTCCTGACGCCATCAAACTGATGGTCATGGCGATTCGGAAGGAAGAGAACGATTTGATTCAGGAAGCAGTGGCCTACGAAGCCAAAGCTGTTCAAGCTGTGCAGGAGCAGACGATGCAGTATTTGGGCGATGCAGTTCACACGATCCGAATGGTCGGAGTCGGGTTGAATGGCGGTGGGTTTTCACAGTGGTTTTGATAAAGGATAATTTATGCCAATAGGACTCGGAGCCGCACTTTTAGGAAGCGCCGCAATTTCTGCGGGTGGCAGTCTTTTGGGTGGGCTGTTTGGTGGCAAGAAGCCGAAGGTGCCTGAGCTGAAGCCGATTAACTTCGAGCAGGAGCAGACCAACGCTATCCGGCAAAACATTGCCGCGCTTGAACCTGCCACGAAGCTGGCCGAGAAGACGACCGCAGCCGAACAGTCATTGCTTGAAACCCAGCTTCGTCGTGCGATTCCTGGTTATGACCAGATCGTGCAGCAGGCCAGCAAGAATATCGGCGCTGCTCTATCCGGTGAGCTTTCGCCCGAGGTTTCAGCCCAGGTTCAACGCTCGACCGCTGGACGCGCTCTTGCCGGTGGATTCGGTGCCGGTTCTGGATTTGGCCGTTCGCTTACCGCGCGCGACTTGGGACTGACTTCGTTGCAGCTTCAGAATCAGGGTCTTGCTCAAGCTCAGAATTTCATCCAGCAGCAGCGCGCATTCGGAATGGCTCAGCCGTTCTCGGTGAGCAGCATGTTTATCACTCCTGCCCAGCGGATCGGTGCGATTCAGCAGCAGCAGTCGGCTCAGTACGGACGCGATTTGACTGCCGCTCAGGTTGCTGCCGCTCCGTCGCCGATGCAACAGGCGGCGCAGAGTGCATTTACAAATGTCGGAAACATCGCTGGTGGCGCACTGATGCAGTATGGACTGTACAATTCCATGATGGCTAACAGTCCTATGGCTTACGGCACCACGCCGGGAGGCGCTCCGAGCGTTTCAAGCACGACTGTCGATTACAGCACCGGAGAAACCGCCTATCCGAATCCAATGTCTCCGGCGACTCTGTACGCTGTTCCCCCTTCTTCTTACTACCCTGGAATTCGCTGATTTATGGCCGACCAATCTCTTCAAGCGTTTCAGCTAGGTGCAAACCTGTTCGACCGCGCGCAGACGCAGCAGCGGATGATGGAGCAATTCCAGCAACAGACGGCTGAGTCTTTGCTTCAGCGTCAAGGAATGGAGCTTCAGAACAAGATTCGTGAAAACGCGCTCTCTGACGCCATCGGAGAACAGCAGGCTCAGGTTGAAGAGTTCAAGGCTTTTTCCGACTTAAGCAAGGGTGTTGCAGACTATCTTAATAATCCTACAGACAAGGCAAAATTTCCGGTTATTCCAGCGTTCAAGTCTAAACAGTACAGACTTGAGGCAGATCGGATGCTCAACAATTTGGAGAAGTATTCCGCTCGCGCTGAACTCATAGCGGCCAAAAGAAGGGCGGAAGCAAAGGCTGACGCCTTGAGCGCAGCTCAATACAACATCGCGGCAAAATACGGAGCTTTTAAGCTCAACCCACAAACCGGCCAGCAAGACATCGACTACGATCTTGTAAACAAGATTGCAGCAAAAGAACGGGAGGCTGCACTTGCTCAAACCGAAGCGAAGACGACCTCAATCAGGGGTAATCTTGAACTTGCCAAAAACAACCTTCTTCGACTCCAGCAAGAAGGCAAAGACAAGGTTGCGATTGAAAACGCCAAAATGGATTATCGCAAAGCTTTGGACAGGGAGAGGCTCGATCTTGAAGGTGAGCGGGTTGATCTTCTCAGGGAGAAGACCGACATCGAACGGGAGAAGGCGCTTAAAGGTGCTGGAGCTAAGCCGACCAAGCTCGACCTAGATGAACTTGAGTTTTCTGAAGCGGTCTTGAACGGAATCAAGCCGCTTGAGCCGTATCTTGATCAAGACCTGTACGGACCCATGTTCAACATGAAGGTCAAGGCTGGTGAGATGGCTGGAACATTTGGAGCGGAGCGAGAGGCTAATCAGGTTTACAGCAATCTGAAGAGTGGCGCTCTTTTCAAACGTGGCGGCAAGGCGCTCACCAAAACTGAAATCGGAGTCATCACTTCGAACATTGGTAATCCGACCGATCAAGGTTTTGCTGACCGTGTTCGCACCTACAAACTCCTTCAGGCAAAGACGATGAAGGATCGGATCGACAAGCTTAGGAGTCAGGGAATCGCTGATAATCCTCAGTATTCCAGCTATCTGAACGATCTTGAGAAAAAGGCGAACGAGGTTCTTGGGGTTGAAGAGGAAACAGCTCCACAAAGACGCTCATTCAACACCATTGAAGAAGCTGAGGCGGCAAATCTTGATGATGGAACGCCAATCACGGTTGGCGGAAGAAACGCAATCTACAGGAAATAACTATGCCCATTGTTTTTGAAGAGGAGTCTTCCGCCAAGGTTCCTGCTCCTGCTCCGCAGGCTAGTCCTTCGATTCAATTTGAAGACGCCGCATCTCCGCAGGCGCTGAATCAAGCTGTTCAGCAGTCTGCAAAAGTAGGCCAGCAGCAGCGATTTCAGTCTCAAGATCCGCTCGTTCAGCAAGCTGATTTCTACTTAGGGAAGGATAGCGCGCGTAAGTTTCAGAAGTTTGTCTCTGGCAATTACGAACCTCTTGCAGACGAAGATTTCACCGACAAGGAACGCCAGTTCTTGGCCGACTACGAAGGCAAAAGGGCAAGAAAGGTTGCGGCAACTGCGGTGCGATACGGTGCGCCATTGGCCGCTGGTTTTGCTCCTGGCGGTCAAACTCTTGCCGGTGAAGCTTTGGTCGGACTTGGTTCTGAGCTTTTGGCTCAGACTCTTGAGCCTGAGAAGATGCGTCCGTTCCAAATTGGAGCCGCCGCTATCCCTACTCCAAGCATTGCCAAGCCTGGAACCGGAACCGGAGTCCGCCGGTTGTTGACGAGCGAAACTGGAGTTCCCCAGCAAGCCACGATGGGAGCGCAGCTTAGGCGTGAAGCGACTGCTGGCGGATTGCAAGCTGGCGCACAAGCGGGTGTTGAATCTCTTGGCGAGGATGTTACCGCAGGCGAAATCGCTCTCAGGACGGCGATGGGAAGCACTCTGTTCCCAGCCATATCAACCGCAGTTCGAGGTGGTGGAGCGTTGGGGAGGGCTGGACTTGATATTACTCAGCCAGTTGAAACTTTAACT